ATGGATCAAGTTCGAAATCCTTTTGCGCCTGGGGCCGGGAATCGACCGCCCGAACTGGCGGGGCGTGAGGCGATCCTCCAAGATGCCTCCGTTGCAATCCAGCGGGCGTTGATTGGAAGGGCGAGTAGATCGCAAATGCTGCTGGGCCTTCGAGGCGTTGGCAAGACGGTCCTGCTTAACAAGATTCAGGAGGTTGCCGAGGGGCACGGCCACATCACTTCGTTCATCGAGGCCCCAGAAGGAAAGCCACTATCTGACTTGCTTTACCCCAGAGCTTTTCAAGCACTAAGAAAACTCTCCCTGATCGATTCAGCCAAAGCAAGCGCCCTGTCCGGGTTACGCGCTCTTCGGTCATTTGCCTCTGCCTTCCATGTGAAGATCGGGGATATGGAAATATCGGTTGACGCTGAAGCTGGCGCCTCAGATAGCGGTGATCTCGAAACTGATCTGCCGGACCTGTTTGTGCGAATTGGTGAGGCGGCAAAAGCGGCTGGCAAGGCCTGGACCCTGTTGATCGATGAGGTGCAGTATCTCAAGAGTGAAGATTTGGCAGCGTTGATTGTGGCGATTCACAAGATCAATCAGAAGAATCTCCCAATGTTGTTCTTCGGGGCGGGGTTGCCCCAGGTTGCAGCACTCTCTGGTGATGCTAAATCCTATGCTGAACGGCTTTTCCACTACCCACACGTAGGCGCGCTTGATGATGATGCTGCACGGTCTGCGATTCGTCAACCAATTGAAGACGAAGGCGAGTCAATCACAGACCAGGCTCTCGCGGAAATCATCGCGAAGACCCGCGGCTATCCCTATTTCCTCCAAGAATGGGGGTATCAATGCTGGAACTTGGCGGAAACTAGCCCAATTGACAACGAGATAGCCGAACGCTCCGCAATGACGGCCACCAAGCGCTTGGATGACGGATTTTTTAAAGTTCGCTTTGATCGCCTAACCCCTAAAGAACGCGAATACGTGATTGCGATGGCTGAACTCGGGCCTGGGCCATACAGATCCGCCGAAGTCGCTGAGAAATTAGGTGAGAGCCATCGGAGCTTGGGCCCGCGACGCTCTCAGATCATCAGCAAAGGAATGATCTTTAGCCCTTCCCACGGCGATATTGCATTTACCGTGCCGATGTTCAACGAATATCTCATGCGGAACTTCGCCGACAAAAAGGCAGAGTAAAGCCCATCAAATATCCGCCTTGCCCAGATCTGACCTTGCTCCTGCCCTCGCTATCGTCGTAGCCTCGTAACGAAGCCGCCCTTGAGGCGGCTTTTTCATGGGCGCTTGGCGAGCCCAGCTCTGTAGAGAGTGCCGCCGATGCCGCACAGGATCGCCCAGTCGTCCTCCGAGAGCTGGTCCTGCATCACGTCCATCCAGGCTGCAAGGTTGGCAATCGCCTCATCGAGCCCCGCTCGGCTCTTCCGTGCGTCAAGGATCTCAGCTTGAGTCTGGAACAGGGCGATGATGGGGTGGATCATGCGCGCACTGTGCCCCCGAGGGCGTTGTTCGGCAACAATCTTTGAGCGGAATGCGAGAAGACGCCGCAACTGGCCCGCCTCAGCTCGGAGGCTATGCCTATATCCCTGCACCGCTGCTCCGTCCCGATTTCAAGTAAGCCGACCCTACGTCAGTCCAACCGCGCTATCGGATTTGGCTTGCAAAGCCGGCCGTAGGAAAAGCGCTGGCAGTCGAAGCCGCCTTTTTGGGATTGCAGTCTCAGTCGGCGCCAGCGATGTTCCGGGAGATGCTCCGGCGCCGTGCCGGGCACAACAGGAGATCTCATGGCAGACGACCCCAAGAAAACCGGCCTCGACCGCAAGCTCATCTCCCTCAATGAACCGCACGAAGTGCGCTCTTGGACCGAGTCCCTCGGCTGCAGCGAGACGCAATTGCGCGATGCCGTCAAGGCAGTTGGCAATTCAGCCGAGGAAGTGCGGCAGTACTTGGTTGGGGACCGGTGATGCCGTCCATCCGCCGAATCTCCGTTCACGTTGACGAGCCGGACCCGGGACACTTTTACTGGGTGCTGATGGAGGAAGGCGACGACGCTTCGCAATGGCGAGAGCTGGAGGCGGCCGACACGCCTTGCGAGATGTGGATCGACGCCTTGACGGCGGGCACCAGTGCGCTGATCGGCTACGCCGCCGACGAACGAATCGGGCCACGCTCTTCCGGGGAAGACGAGGACGGCTCGCCGGTCGCGGACAGGCAGTTTCTGTCCTGAGCGACGCAGCTGGAGGGGGCGGCTACAGAAGGCCCGGCTGGACCGGCAGCTGCGGGGGCTCTTTCGCTTTCAGCACCTTGGGCGGCAGCGGCTCCGGCGTCATCGTGAGCATCTCGGCCGGGTACTCGCGCATGAACTCGAAGGCGTCCTGCGGAGAAGCGTCGAGCCAGGCCTCGTACTGCGCCGGCGGCAGGAGGACGACCATACGCTTGTCCTGCATGTGCGGCGGGCGTTTCGGGTCGGGCCGATGCATGTGCATGAACAGCGGATGCGTGTCGGCGTTGATTGTCAGCATGGTGAAGCTGAGCTCCCACGCTCCACTTGCTGGGTTCTTCCAGGGTGACCACAGGCCGGCCACGCCGAGCGCGTCATCGTTGGCCGCCGTGAACCTCGTCGGGATCGCCTTGCCTGTGCGCCAGTCCGGTTCGTAGATCGCCTCGCAGGGAATGATGCAGTGCCGCGGCTTCGCCCATGCGTTCTTGAAGCTGGCGAGCTGATCGACGGTCTCGGTTCGGGCGTTGTAGGTCCGCAGGCCGTACTTCACCTCCTTCGCAAACCCGGGCAGCAGCCCGAAATGCCCGTCCACAAGTTCCAGGTTCGGCACGGCCTCGTCGCCTGAGTCGCGCTCCGGCGGCCGGCGGATGAACGGCGCCATCTGCGTCGGGTAGATATGCAAGCCTCCAGGCGGTGGCTGCCACTCCGGGGGCAACTTGATACCCATCTTTTCCAGCTTTCGGCGGCGTGTTTCAGCTTGGTAGTGGGAGCACATCGCCCCATTTTTGCCCGCGCGAGTGGCCGTTGTCCACGTTCGATGTACGCCAAACTACTGTATATTCATACAGCATTCAGGAGTTGCACCGTGTTGGAAATCTACCGGAGAGGGCCATGAGCAAGGTGAAGGCGGCACGCCAGGAATGGGAAGAGCAGTACGCCGCGGCGCTGCTCAAGTTCGAGCCGCGGTTGGCGCTCGACGACGCGCTCGAGGAGGCGTGGCAGCGCTACGAAAGCAGCGGCCACGAGAACCCGATCGCGGTAGCGCGGCGCGCTGCGCACGTGGACGACGAGCGGACAGAAGAGATGATCCTCGGCGTGAACACGCCCGCCTGGATGACCCCGGGGGCCGAGGTGCCGCCGGGCTGGAGGTTCGACGGTGGCCGCTGGCGCAACGATTGACGACGAGCTGCTCGAGATGGCGCGCAGGGTCGGCGAGCTCGGCCCCAACGAGCCGATGCGCCCGTCGCTGCGTGATTTCGCTGATCACGTCGCCGGCCGATGCGCGCGCATCGGCAATCTCTACGGTGACTGGGACCGAAATGCCGGCGATCACATCCGGGCGGTCATGCATGAGGTGCCTGGCCTGCTCCCCAAGAACGCGGGCGGTGATCCATGCGAGTAATGATGCGGCGACGCTATCGTGCAGGGTTGCAGCTGACAAACCGCGACTTCGGCGACCAGTCGTGGGCTTGTGGGATGCTCACCTTGGAGAACCGCGAGGGCCGTCCGCGGCTCGGGCTGTGGCCGGCGCGCCCAGACGCCAACGTCCGTCCGCTTGGCATCCTCTGGCGACCCGAAATCGTTGCCTGCGCGATGGACACGATCAGCTTCGCAGGGGCTGAGCACGTAGGGGATCTGTGGTTCTATCAGGTCTGGTACTGCCAGACCTACTCCCTGCCTGAGGACCTCTCGCACGAGCTCATGCGCCGGAGCCTTGATCGCAATCCGGGTTAGGACGCCGTGGCTTCTATGGCGAAGCCGACAGCAACGGCACCAGCGACTGCGGCAGCCACCAATAGAAAGACGATGTCACGGCGCTCGCAACGGGCTGAATGAGATTGCTTCGCTCCAACAAGGAGTGACAACGACCACGCTCCAAAGCAGAGTGCATCAATCACGGCTTTGGCTTCCAGTCGAAAAGGCTGGGACGGTTGAATGCAGAGAGATCATTAAGCGACAGAAGAAGAAAGGGATGTACCGATAGCGCGGCTGAAGGATTGTCATGCAGAAGGCGGCCATGCTCGGCAATCCCGGATCGTTGCTGGGTCTTAATGAGGTCGAGCGGTACTTGCAAGATGGTAGGTGCACGCGCGTCCTATTAGATTTCATAGTTGCGCGCCTCTGGTGGCGCCGCATACTGCACACCCATGGCCAAGCCTCCCCGCCCCCGCGTCTATCTCGCCGGCCCGGACGTTTTCCGGATCGATTGTGCTGAGCACATGCGCAAGCTGGTGCTGGCCTGCGAAGCGGCGGGCCTCGAGGCGTTGCCGCCGTCCGATGGCATGCCGCCAATCACTGCCCTCGGCAAGGAAGCCGAGTACATCTTCGAGACGAACATGGCGAGGCTGCGGCAGGCAGACGGCGTCATCGCGAACCTCGAGCCTTTCCGAGGCACTGAACCGGACTCGGGAACCGTGTTTGAAGTGGGCGCGGCGGTCGCGATGGGGTTGCCCGTGGTGGCCTACGGTGTCAGCGGTGCCTACGCGGCACGCGTGAAGCGACTCATGAAGGTGGTCCGCGCCAACGGAGTGTTGCGAGACCCAAAGAACTATGTGGTCGAGGATTTCGATCTTCCGTTAAACCTGATGCTTGCGTGCTCAGTGGGGATCGAGGACACCGCGGAGGATGCGCTGGCAGCGCTTGCCGAGTGGTTCGCCGATCTCGGACCGGCCCCCGTCATTCACTGAGGCCGCCTGGGCTTTGCACGTTCTTGAAGATCGTGGCGTATCCAGCGAGTTCGCTGCCTGTTCCTCGGAGACCGGCGCTCTTGTGATTCAGGCGAAGGGCCTGGTCATTCCCGCTTTCGCGCGAGTTCAACCCTCCCCAGCGGGGTGATCCTCTCAACGATCGCGAATTCCGGCGTAGCGTCCGGCTGACTCCGGCTGGACGGTTTGGAAATGGAAGCGGCGACCATTCCTGCTGCAAGCAAAACAGCCACGCAGTCGATCTCCTTGGCGTCTTCGACGCGCAGGGGAAATTCTGTGTGCTGGATTTTGCGGAGGTAGTCGAGCGGCATTCGGAATAGAAGAGCGGCGGCACCTGCACACGAGGAGTGCTCTACTATGCCACGGCCGGTTGCTTCGGATCACCACCCCCTCGCGGAGTACTCCGCGATCCACTGCTCGGCGTGGAGCTTAGCCTCGGCGCGGGCGGCCTCCGCGCTCGCCGATGAGCGGGTGATCCTGCACATTAGCTGGCCGGACAAGGTGATGGTGGCCACATAGGCTCCGTCACCTCGCTCGGCCACCTCTATGCTCCATCCTTGTTTCGGAGTTTGAGTGGGGGGCGATCTGCTCATGGCCTCACTTTGGGCCGGCGGCGAAAGCCGGTGCTTTCCAGCTCGCCTAACCTTGTTGTCAGCCGAATTCGACGTGCCGTCCTACGATGCGCGGCCGCTCGAGCGCCGATCCGCGGGCTACGATCCGGGCATGGTCTCCCTTCGTGCCCACCTTCTTCTCATTGGTCTTGTAGCCCTGCCTCCAACCGTCGCTGCCGATCCGCCTGGCTCGCGCCTGCGGTCAAAGCGGTCGCCATTCGGTTCAGAAAGTCAGGAAGTATTTGGCAGGAGACCGGTAAATCCAACCGAATGCGCCATCACCGCCCATTGATTCTCAGTCCAGCTTCCGGCTACAGTGCGGCCCCTGCAGTCCGCACCCTCCTCGCGGCTCTGCAGATCATTCGAGGCGAAGTGGAAGGAGAGCCATGAAGAAAGAAGATGATCGTGGGTTGCTACGACTTGAGCCTGATGTGCTTTCGGCCCTGGAGAAAATCGGACCCTATTGGCAAGTCCAAGCCAACGAAGTCCTGAGGCAAGTATTCGTTTCGGATCTGCGAATGGATGAGTTCGAGTTGCCTGCCTTTGCGCGGCGAAATCCCCTGCGCGGTCAGCACCAGTGATCTGAGTGAGGCAAGGCCGTTTTCATCAGGAGACCAGCCCATGACCGAAAACGCCGTCGATTGCGACGAGGAGAAGTGCGATGCGCAAGCCGAGTTCGAGCGGATCGCCGTCGAAATCGGGCTGATGCAGGCCGGCGAGCCGATGGACCCGGCACTGCTGCAGTACGGGTTCCGAGTCGCAGAGTTGTGCGCCTCGGTCGGGGACCGGTACACCAACGCCCACGGGGGGAACGCGGGGGAGCACATCCGGGCCCGCTACGGGGAGTGACGACCGCGGGCGGATAGCATCGAGCGATGGTTCGTTTCGCCCTTCTCGCCGCCGCCCTCGCTCTCCACCTCCCGCTGCTTGCCAATGACGAGCCGCCCACTCCCTGCCTCATCGTGGGAATCAGCGACGGCGACACGGTGGCGGCTCGCTGCGGCACCGCGGGCGAATACGAGCAGGTCAAGATCCGCATCGCGGCCATCGACGCACCGGAAAAACGCCAGCCGTTCGGCGAACGCTCGAGGCAGTCTCTCGCCAAGCTATGCCACATGCAGAACGCCGCCGTATTCCCGCGCGAGCGGGACCGCTACGGTCGCACGGTCGCCGACGTCGAGTGTCGCGGGCAGGATGTCGGAACGCACCAGGTAGCCAACGGCATGGCCTGGGTATATGAGCGCTACGCCAAGGTGGCAGACGCGCCGCTCTACAGGGCCCAGGATGCGGCTCGGCAGAGTCGGGCGGGACTATGGCGCGACGCTGAGCCCGTCGCGCCGTGGGAGTGGCGCAAGGAGCGCCGTCAACCAAGGCCATAGGCCGGGCCTCAGGGGCGCGGCAACATCAGGGAGTCGTAGACGCGCTCGCAGGTGTTGCCGGCGACTCCCCGCTCTCCAGCAAGCCGCGCCAGATCTTCCGATCTCTGCTCAAGGCGGCCGAACACGTCGGCAAACACCATGAGGGGATCGGCGGCTGGCGGGCCTGCGGCGGCAGCGGGGGGATTCGGGCAGGCTCGCTGGATGTAGCGGATGGCAGGCTGCTGCACCCGGCTGTCAGGCAAAGCAGCAGCATCGCGAGCCTCGGCTTGAATGATGGGTTGAGCATCTTGGACTTCCTTTGCGACGGCCGCGGCGCGGCGCTGTTCTTCGGTGCGCTGCGCGCGGTCGGCGAGCAGCCGGGATTCCGCATCCGCGGCTCGCTGGTCGGCGGCATCTTGCTTGAGCTCGGCCACGCGCACCGTCTGCAGGCCGAGCAACGCCAGCAGGACGGCCATGACGGCTAGCTTCCAATTGGCGAGCAGCCAGGTCATTTCAGCGCCATCAGGTTGGAGGCCACGCGGCGAGCCCAGCCCTTGCCGAAATTCGCCCAGGTGTTCAGGTCGGTGTAGAACTGGAGGCGCTGGCCGTTGAACCGGGCGACGACGAAGGGCCCAGCCACGCGCGCCGCGGCGACGGTGACGGCACCGATGACGCCGTCCGCGCTTGTTCCTACTGCGCGCTGCAGCCACTTGGCCGACTGCCCTGCCCCGTGGTTCACCGCAGCATCGAACACGTCGAACCTCACCGACTCGGGCAACTCGTCGGCGCGCACCGCCTCCCAATAGGTCTTGCGGTAGATCGTCTTGGCGGTCGCGACTGGAAGATCCCGCATCGGCCCCGTGTAGCCGTGAGCGCGGGCAACCACCTTTGTGACGCCCCACATGGTTTCGCCCCCAGGGTCGGCCGGGTTGTTGCTGTATGCGCCCTCGTGGCCCAGCAAGCGCTCGAATGCTTGATCAAAGTTCATCAGTCTTCTCCAGGAGGAACGCCCGCGCATTGGGCGTAGAGGCGGATCACTACGGCGTAGTGGTTGGCTCGCTGCTCGGCTGTCGCCCGTGTGGGCATCTCAGGCAGTGGCGGGCAAAGTCGAGGCGTGGCTACACACCCCGCGAGCAGAAGCGCGGGGAGGATGAGCGCGAACCTCATTTGCCGGCCCGCTCTTTCAGCTTCTCGTTGGCCTTGCGAATCTCGCGATTGACGACCTCAGGCTGCACAGCGGTCGGTTGTGCCGGCAAAGATTTCCCCACCCGCGCAGCTTGGACGACCGCCGCTTTTGCGGCCTTGTCGGCTTTTGCGGCTGCTTGATCGACCTTCTCCACAACGTCACTCACGGTGCTTGCGGCGTCCTGCAGCTTGTCGGCAGTGACGGCTTGGGCGTTCGCCGCACCGTCGAGACGTTCTGTGATGTCGTCGATCTTCTTGGCGAGATCAGTGAACATCACGCGCGTGACATCCCGCTCCTGCTGCAACGTTTCCCGGTAGTAGGCCGACGCCAGCGTTCCCCCGAGCAGCGCCCCGGCAAGGACGAATCCGGCCAGCGCGAACATGGCCTTGATGTGCCCGCCGTAGTCGCGCAGCTTCTGGATGGTTTCACGCATGCTCGCCTCCCTCTAGGCGCCGGACTTCGGCAGTCAAGGTATCGATCTTCTCGTTGGCGAACTTGAGCTGCAGCGTCAGGATGCTGACGTTGTTTTTCAGGTCGTATAGCTCCCTGACTAACGCCTCCACTCGCTTATCCGCTTCGTCGGCTCGGGTCACGGCCCGGTCTCGTTCATCCATGACTTGTTTCATCAGTTGGTCGCCCGTGCGCGCATTGGTCAGCGCTGAGTTCAGGGAGGAACTTAGGATCGGCCACAGGAACTTGTAGGCCAGGCCGAAGATGACGACTCCGGCCCCGCCCGAAAGCCATGTGCTTGGGTTATCGAAGTCCATCTTCATGGCTTTCTCTGAGGCGCGGCCCGGCTCACGCCTTAGCCTCTAGTGCGGCCACCTTCGCTTCCAGTTGCTGGATCGCGTGAAGGGCTACGCAAAGGTGCTCCCACACCCGCGGCTGCTTCCATGTGCCGGAGCTGTCCACCAGCTCGGGATCGATCACTTCGAGGTCTTGAGCGATCAGGCCGGACTTGTGTTCGTGCCCATCGTCATGACCAGGCTCGAAGTTGAACGACTTGAAGGCCATCGCCCGCACCTTGGCGAGAGAGTCCTGCGTGGAAGGCTTGATGTTCTCCTTCAAGCGAGCGTCTGAGACAGTCGTCCCCCAGTTGAGGACGGTTCCGGTGTCCAGGATGAGCGCGCATCCACCAGTTCCCAGGTTCTCCAACCGGACAACGTTGTTGCCCTTCTGCACGGCATAGGCCGCGGTGATGTAGCCCGGGCCGTTTGTGAACTGGCTCAGGTCCGTTGGGCGATTTGGGATCGCTTGCCAGACGGTGTAAGCGGGCTGGAAAGTGCCATCCACCGTTGGCACGACATAGCCGTTGAAGGCTTCCCAGGTCAACCCCACCACGTTACCAGTGCCGCTCTTCACGTAGCCAGCCGGACCCACACCGCCCAAGGCGTTGGCGTTGGTCGCGGTTACAGCGGTGGTCGCGTTCGTCGCTGTCGCTGCGTTGCCCGTGATGTTGATGGGCCAGTTGATCCCGTAGTCCGTAGCGTCGATCTGCAGTCGGAGTTGTGTCGTGGCGCTCCATCCGATCTTGACGGCGTTGGTTAGCTGCGAGGCTCCTGTGCCCTGCTGGACAGGGGTGTAGCCGATAGCGGCGGGCAGTGCGCCGGCAGAGAACCCCGTGCCGTCGCGCAACTGCGCAATGAAGCTGCCGTGGTAGCGCTGCTGATCGTCCAGCGCCGAGGGAGGATCAACGGCGCCATCCGGTCCATTCAAAGCTGGATTCGTGGACAGAGACGAGAGGGTTGTATTGATCGACACCGGAACCTCCAAAAAGAAAACCCGCTGAAGCGGGTTTGTGGGAAGAAAGCACGCGCACTAGAATGCGCCGATGAACAAGCCAGACCAATCAACCGAGAACGCGCTTGCCGCGCTGTTTCTCATCTCGCCATTCGTGGTCTGGGGTGTGAGTGCGGTGTTGCTGGTACTGTTATTCGTCCTGTAAGAGCCCGCCACTGATCAGCGAGCCGACTTGCCCCGCCAGAAGCGGGTTATCCAGGTAGTTCTTCGAAGCCATCGCGCGGACGACCCTTGGCGATGTGAATGCCCGAGCCATCAGGTTTGCGCCCAGAACGCCGCCGCCTGCTGCCAGAGGAATAAGCGGGCTCAATGCCCCGGAAATTGCACCCGCACCGCCGAGTCCAATTGCACCCAGCGTCCCCCTGGCGGCTAAGCTCGCAGCCGTCCCTGAAGGGTTCGCCCAGAGTTGAGAGTTCTCGCGCATGAGCGAAGTGGCACGAGCTACGCTGTCTACCGCGGCTTTCACTTCCGAGGCGTTCTTGAAACCGGACAGCAGTTCTTCTCGCGTCTGCGGCGTCATGCGGTTCCAGTTGGTCAAGAACGTGTCGGGAGACCAGGCCGAGCCGGTGTCGTCTTGCCCGCCCGCGCGCGCTCGACCGAGCCTTTCAATGATTGTTCCCGCTGCATCGCCTCGCGCGCCTTCCGGCAGCGACTTCTTGACGGCTCTGAGGGTGCTGAGGTTGTCTTCCGCCGCTCTCGAGTACATGCGAAAAGCTGTTTCTGGGGTCTTCGCATCGGCGAGCGGCGCGACCCGGTCCATTCGACCAATCACTGCGCGGTTGTAGTCATTGGCACGGTTGAATGCTGCGGTGGCAGCGGGGCCGGTCTGTGCCGCAGCGCCACGCATATCTTCTGACAGTGCGCCGTAGAGCGGATTCCACTTGCTGCGCGGAACGTCGCTCATGATGGTGTTGTCAGAAATCTCTTGGCCCACCGCGCTGCGCAACTTCTTCACAGCCTGAAACGGCAGCTTGTCGGTCGATACGGGTTGTCGCACCGCAACTGGTGCGTTCCAAAGGCCCCCGCCTCCTTGGATCGTCGTGCCCACAGTGTCGGCATCCATGGCTCGACCGATACCGAGCATGCGCGAGTTTTGAAACATCGGCGACAAATTCGGCGCACCCTCGATGACTGGATTTAGCGTGTTGATCGCCGTCTTCGTTCGCGCAACGTTCACCGGTGTGTCTGCCGGGATCACCTCACCAAGATCGTCATAGAGCCTGGTAGTGGTTGCCGTCGTCTGGTCGCGGAAGTTCTGGTTCAGCCCCTTCTGAATCGAGATACCGCTTTCCAGGCTACCGCGATTCATGGATGCCATATCAGCAGCGTCCTGTGTCCGATCCTGCATTCCCTGCACGACTTTATCGCGAGCGCCACGCATGATTTTGACGGCCCCTGGCGTGCTCTGGAGGAGGTTTTCCATTCCGCCGATCAGCCGGTTCCCCGAGGCGAGGCCCAACGTGGGCGAGGTGACGCCTGCGTTCTCCAGATCTTGGATGCGTTGAGCCATATCGCGACGGCCAGCCTCGCCGCCACGCACGACTCTTTGTACTGCACCGGCTCCGTAGTGTTGGGCACCAAGCGGAAGCATGCCCGCGGCGATAGCCAGCTCAGGGCTCCCGGTCCGGTCTCCGGCGAACTTGCCGGCGGTTCCGCTTGCCACGCCTAGCAAACCTTGGTTGACCGCCTGCATGGTGCTCTGCGGGCCGATCATCGCGCCGGCCACTGCCTGCCCTGCGTTCTGGATGTAGCCTCCTTCGTAGGTTGGATTCACGGGGGTCAGAACAGCCGCGCCAGGCCGGGTCCTCCGCGCTTTGTCGATCAGGTATTCACCGGAACCAGCGATAGTCTTTCGGTCTGGAATTTGCAGCCATTTTGGTGTGTTGCCTGTCAGCGCCGTCACTGGAGTTCCCAGCGCAGCCCTCCCCAGGTCCAGCACGTTCGCGACCGTATCCACCGGCAGGCCGACTAAGCGAAGCAAGCCCCGATTGCCGCCTGTGCCGAAAGCGTTAATCATGTCCACGCCACGATTGCCGGACCCCTCGTCGTCCCACTTGACCTTGCCGGCATCAATCGAGTTTTCCTTTGGCATCTCGTCCCATTGGACGGCAGCGGTGTCAATCGGCATATGCGGTACTCCCATCCGAATACTGAACAACGCGCCGGCCGTTTAGCGTTCCGGTTCGCGTTACCTGTTTGGCTTGCGAGGCGCCGCCACGTGCTTCTGGCAAAGGAGCTACTTTGAAGATGCCGACTTGGCTGCTAGTCGCAGGGTTCGCGTTCATCTCGTCGAGCTTGCCCTGATGCTGGGCGTACTGAAAACGAGCCGAGCGCTCTGCTGCAGCCGCAAGTATCTTGATCTCCGCCGCAGTAAGACCATCGATGTCACCTGAGCTAGCGCGTTCTGCCAGCGCACTTTCCTTGTCGGTGATGGCGCCCTGTCCACTCATCGTTTTGCGGCCCGCAATCGTCAGCTTCGCCATTTCCTGTATTGCTACTCGAGTGTTTGCGATGCGTTCGGCATCGTCCCTCCCTGGAATGCCAAGGGTTTCTGCGATCTGTAGTCCACGGAGGCGCAACGATGCTCCCGGACCTGTCAGCGTCTTGTTCGAATCGATTGCCTGCTGGATGCGCTGGGCCGTTCCAACTGCCTGAACCGCGCTTGTCGCTTGCTCGGCACTTTCCTTCATGATGCCGCCTGTCTGGTTCGCCATGGAGGTGGCCGCAGCCTTCTGCGCATCGTTGATTGCCTGCTGCTGCGGAGACAGCTCCACCACGTTTCCAGCTGACAAGGGCGCAGCACGGACGCCAGCGCCAGGGCCGATCAGCGGAACTGGCGCAACAGCCGCCGCTTGCCGGCGCAGATCCGCGACTTGCGCCTGTAGAGCCTGACGCGACGCGGCATCTGGCACCTTTCCAGGGGTTGCAAGGTCGCGCTCGATAGCGGCGATCTCGCGCTGTGCAGCGGCGCTTATGTTCTTAGCCGCAGCTTCGTTCTGGAAGCCACCGCCGCCAGCCTGCACCCGCATTTGCGCTTCGCTCCCATAGCCCGGGGCTGCGCCCATGGGCCGCCCAGGAAGCAACGGCGCGCTAGGCTGCAGCACATCGGAGCGTGGCCGAACGACCATTTGCCCATCCGGCGAAAGCACGCGCTCCGGCTGGTAGTTCGCCGCCGAGCGGTTGCGGGCTTCCTCGAACGATCCGAAGGCGCCAAGTGCACCCGGGGTTGGCATGACGTTCGGCATGCCGTCTTGGCCGATCAGAGTGACCGTGGACTTGCCATCTTGCGAGGTATTGAGGCTCGGCAGGAACCCTGGCTGTACGCGGTTCTTGTCGTAGACGTACCCGTTCTGGACCTGCATATCGGGCGTGCCGCGCTTGAACAGCATGTCGGCGATGCCCTTGCCGCCATTGCTGAAGTAGTCGGCAACGAGTGCATCAACGGGGATGCCGAACTGTTGCGACCATTCGGCGAACTTGCCTTGTGCAGGCGGGGGGGCATCAGGAGGGGCGCCAGCAGCAGCCTTCAGGGCAGAGCCGGCCGAAGCAGGCGAAGCCCCCGCGGCGCCCGTGGCAGCAGCGCCAGGCGCAGCACCGCCGAGGTAGTAGGCGTCCTGTTGCTGTTGGCGCGCGAGTTGCGCGCGGCGCATTGCATCCTGCGACGTGTTCTCGGCAATCTGCGACTCGAGCAGCTTGTTTCGCAGGCGCCCGTCTTTCGCGGCCTGGGCTTGGCCGACGCCTGCGGCGATGCGCTGGCCGAAGCTCATGGGCACAGGGGAAGGCCCGCCCGCGGCGAGCAGCCCAAGGCCAAGCTGCGCCTCATCAGTGGTCAAGAAGTCCAATAGGCCTGCCATGTGTACTCCTTAGAAAGTGCCACCAGGGCCTGCGCTTGCAGCACCACCAGGAGCGCCAGAACTGGGGCCTTCTGCGGTGCCCGGCGCGCCTTGCGGACCCATCATCCATTGGTCAAAGATCGGGTGCGAGTAGCGCGGGTTCGTTCGACGATAGACGCCCAAGGCCTGCCCTTGATCGCCCTTGCCATAGATGTTGTTCGGGTCAACGCCGCCCATTGCGAAGTACTCCGACATGTCGCGATACGCCTGCGTGCCAGGCTGAACATCCATGCCGTACTTGAATGAGCCGTAGCCGCCGCTCCCAAGGAGTCCGCCACTCGCGCTTTGGCCGCTCATGTTCATGCCGCTCAGCACATCGCCCTGCTGGATGAACTGGCCGAGCGGACTTTCTTGTGCAGCTTGGGCCGGTGCCGGATCCGGCTTGGCATCAAGGACTGACCGCTGTCCAAGGCCGCCACCGCTGCCGCCGCCCATGGCGTTCCAATCCCATGCCTTTGGACGTGCCAATGGATTGGCAGGGTCAAACCCGACCGGCTGCTGCTGCATCTGCCCCAGTAGGCTCGGCACGAGGTCGCGCATGTAGTCGCTCTGGGCATAGCTGTTGTCGTAGGCCGCTTGCTGCTGGGGGCTGAAGGGTTGCGCTTGGTAGCGGCCCTGCATCTCAATGCCTTGGAGGGCATTCGTGAGAAGCCACGGCTGCAATGGCGCCCACGGTTCTTTGCTCTGCGTCTGTGTACCAGCGCCGCCGCCACTGTCGCTTTCCAGCATCGAGCCTGCAAGGCCGATGCCAGCACCTACCACTGCCCCCCAGCTCATCGCTGCACCTCTTGTTGGTTGATCGGCATATCGGCCTCCAGTTGCTTTTGCTGTTGCTGAACGAAATCAAGGTACTCGCCCGGTGTCTGGGCGACAAAGTGCGACTCGATCTTTTCGATGTCCGTCTCGTCGGTCGGGTGCATGCACGTCCAAACCACGTCTTCTAGAGCGATGGCGACCCGGCGCGTCCCGGCAGGCGCGACGATGTGAAATCCCTCTCGAACGATCTTGGTCGTGCCGTCATCCATGTGCAGCGCCATCGAGCCTTTGCTGAGGATGGACAGCCCGGGATATTTGTGGACCTTGCTGCTAATGAAAGCGCCCTTCGGCAGCCTCATTTCTCGCGCATACAGTCCGGGCGCGAAATGGTGGACGATCTCGGGCTCGAAGCGGGCGCGAAGCTCTGCCGGCTGCTTCAGCACCTCTGCCTCTAGGGCGTCGATCTTCTGATCGCGCGAGGTCGGATAGCGCGATGCGACGCGACTTAAAGCGGCGATCACAGAAACTGCCCGTAGTCTTGGTTGCCGTACATCGAGCCGGTGCCGAATCCGGTGTTGTTGCCGCTGCCGTTGTTCCACCCGCTGCTGCCGTTGTTGTTGTTGAGACTGTTCCACCAGGAGCTGCCGAGCTGAGCGCCACCAAGAGCGCTGGCGAAGGGATTGCTTGAGGTGCCTTGCGTGCTGGTCTGCGTGCCGAACCCGTTTGCCATCCCGTTTGCCATGTTGGAGAACTGCTGCCAGTAGTTCATCGGCGCGTTCTGCTGCGTCGTCGTGTTGTTGATGTCCTGCTGGTTATAGCCGCCCAGCGTGCCGAGCAGACCGATCCCAGCCTGCAGATTCCCCATGTTCTGTGCATAGGCATCGTTGTTCAGCGTGCGGCCAAACCCAAGGTTGAACTGCTGGTTGTTGGCATCTTGTTGCTGCTGCCACTGGTACATCGCCTGCTGGTTCTGGTAGTCGTTGAACCGCAGCTTCAATGACAGATCGCCGAGGTTCGTCTGCAACTGGTCTTGAGCAACACGGTTTGCCGCGTCGATCCCCGAATTGCCGAAGGAGCCCGACCGCACCATGGCCGCATTGAACGCGGGTTGCGTCGAGCGGTTGTAGTTGTCCACCATGTCTTTCGAGGACATGTCGATGATCCCCTGCAGGTTCGGGTTCTGCTGCCCGATGTAGGGATTGGTGGCCGTGGTGCCGAGGCCGAGGTTATAGGGGTCTGCCATGAGTGCTCCTTCGAATCAGGGGGTTTCGAGCGCCGTCACACGGGCCTCGAGGTCGATCACTTGCGCTTCAAGGTCTGCGATGCGCTGCGTCTGCGCTGTGGCGGTGTCATCAAAGCCGTTCACCGCTTGAACAACCTTGCGCAGGAAGGCGAGCAGTGAGTACATGAAGTTCGGACCAGCAGTGATGCGGGGGTCGTTGTCGAGCTTCATCGCGCACCCACCGGAATGGCTTTCACGTCGTAGGCGGTGGCTTTGTGGTCGCCGGTCATGTCCACCCTCACGCGATGGAAACGGCCCGACTGTCGAAGGTCGAACTTGCCATCGTTGATCGCGTTGGTAGACGTGACGACGAGAGAATCGCCCTCGTTCATCTTGGCAAGGCCCGTAGCCGTTGCGGATGCGGGCGACTTCGTGAAGCGCACCCGGAAGCGGTCGATCATGGTTACCGTGTCGTCGTCGCCAATGTCGCCCGTCGTGAAGCTGGATTCAGTCGAAACGCCGTTCAGCGCGACCAGCAGGTTTGTGCTGTCGAAGTAGGCCGGGACTTGCCCACCGCCCATCCAGAATTGCGAGTCAAGCGGGACATTTGGCAGCGCGTCGATGGTCGCCGCGAGGGTGTCCATGCCGTCAATCGTGACGCCAGGCGTGATGTACGCGAGAGGTGCCTGGACAACCTGATCAGCAATGCCCCAGCGCTGCCGTTTCGTGTGATAGACCAGCGTCCGATCGATCTCGCCGGCAGAGGTGCGCGACGGGAAATTGACGCGGACAAGGGAATTCTTCTTGTCGAAGGTCGCCTGCGTCTTGAAGCGATAAATCGGGTCGGCGTTCTCGGCGAACCATGCCCGCACGATCCCTTCGCCGATGGAAACAGGGCGGGTGCCGTCGAACAGCCAGAAGTCATCCGCGCCGACGACGAAATGAGCGCCGCCGATGTCGCAGACGGCTTCCTGCCCCACCGCACCAGCGCCCTCGCCAGGAATGAGCGTCCAGGCCCATTGCGCATCACCACCGACGAACGAGCCGAGGAAGATTCCCCGCTCTTTGTAGGCCACCACGTAGTCACCGAGCGCCAATCCAGCCTGAATGGCGCCTTCAACGGCAACCAGTCGGCCTGTGGTCGGACCGCCCTGCACTGGCGTCCAGTTGGTCTGGTCGCTCTGAGCACTGTTCCACCAACGATCCGGAGACACCCCAAAGGTGCCGTCGTTCGTGTTGAAGGCAAGAACAAAGTTGTTGGAGGCGCTCACCACGATCTTTGCTCGAGGTGCGGTCGGGATGTCAGCAAACACGCCCGACGACGACGACTGCATGGGGTCCACGAGGTTCGAAGCGATGGTCGTATCGCCGAACTGAGCGAAGCTCCAGCGCGATTCCGTCGAGCCGGTGTAGCCACCTACCTTGCTGCGGTCGGTCCAGACGGAGCCGGCCAGTTCGTAGAGGGCCGTTTGCGTGCCGGCGAAGATGCGGCGGGTTCCTGCGAGCTGGGTGGCGACGACTGCACCGCGGCTCGGGCTTGCCAGGGCAGCGACAGCCACCGAGACAGGCGAAGGCGCGCCCTTGTACCCCGCTTCGAACGGGATCAGGTTCGAGCAGTCCATGAGAATGCCCGGCGTCACCGGGTCTCCATCCGGCGCGAAACCTACGATGGGAGTCATCGCCGACGCATCCTTAGCGTGGAGCCGCTCGAGGTGGCGCGCTTGTCTTCACTACGCAGGGACTCGATCAGCCCACCGTAGAGCGCTGCCCACGTAGCCGCTTCGTCTGGCTTCTTGAGGAACAGCGCGCCCTCGGTCAGTGCCGCGTAGAGGTAGACGTTCGGATGGTCGGTCAGTAGCCAGTTGCTGCTCGACTGGAACAGCGGATCGAGCCGCTTGTAGTACACCGTGTCGATGGAGTACGCCACGGAAGGCACTTGGTCGAGAATGACATCGCCGCCAACGATGGTGTAGAACCCCGGCCTACCGGTCCTGCAGCGGCTGCGCTCCGCAAGCATCTCCTGTGGCATGAATGACAGAGGGCGACGGTCGATTGCCAGTGACTTGAAGTCGAGCCAGCCGGCCGGTAGAGACGCACTCTGACTCGCCGCGGCGTTGATCGTGATGCTCACGAGCATCTTGCGAAGGCGCAGATCCGTAGCAATGCGGGATTCAGCGTGCGCGATGAAGGTCGGGATGTCCGTCGTCAGGTCCGTGCGGTTCATCCAGCGGGCGATGTCCGCCTGGAGATCCGTGTAGGTGGCTGCGCCGCCAGTGCCTGTGTCGATGACGATTGCCATGGTCAGGGCCTTTCAGGCAAAGAAAAACCCGCCGAAGCGGGTTTGGGGTTGAGGGCTACCATATTCAAGCAAGCTCCCACACCCTCAGGGTGCCATCCCACTTTGTGGCAACGGTCGCATCCTGCCGGGGCGTCACAGTGATCTGAACCCCGTTCGATGCGATAGCTACGGCGATGGTCGCGGCATTGACGCCAACACCCATCCCCGCATCGACCACGCTTGTGATCACCGGAGAGGCAATCAGCGTGCTCGTGGCCGCGTCGCGTTGGATGGAGAACTCGGCCTTGAAGGTGGCGCCTTTCAGATTTCCACCCCTCCCTCGAACGCGCAATTCGCACTGCCAAACCGATTGGATCGGCGGGACGAACGCATCGGTCACACCATCGATCCCCTTGAGCGTGGCGGCGGCCGTCGTGCCCGTGTAGACCATCAGCGGGACGCTGAACTCCTGTGCGAAGGAGCTAGTCGCCGTGGGCGTGTCTCGATAGGCCCAATTGATGATCTGACCCTGCCATGAAGACACCGCACGCAAACCGGCGCGAGCTTGTGCGTACTTGTGGGTTGCCGAGTGATTGGCGCCAATGGCAAAGGTGTATTGAGCCGTCAGCGTGTTGTCGGTGCCGTGCGCGAGGCTGTCAGCGCCCGAAACCACATTGCGGCGACCTAGTGCGAAAGAAGCAGTCCCGCTAACTTGGTTTGTGTCTCCGTGGGCAAGCGCCATTTGCCCAGTGACGCGATTGCGATTCCCGAAAGCAACGGCATGCGCTGCATTGACGTAGTTGAGGAATCCCCCGCCAGTGAATGCACCCACCCCGCAGAGTGGGCCATGCCAGTTGCCGGAGCCTCCGATATTCATCCCATAGGAGCCTGCCTCCATCAAGGCATATGAGCCGCCGATACTGCTGAGGTGGTCGCCCCCAGTAATCCTGTGATGCGCGCCCGTCACTTGATGCATCACGCCTTTCTCCGTCACGCAGTCATACCCTGCGCCGATCCAAGCGTAGTCGGGACGCGTTCCCCCCGGCTCGGTTTTCGCGTTCACGTCTTCAACGTCGATGCGATCGCCAGCGATAAGCGCAACAGCCAGGGTAATGTCAACATTCGCACCGTTCACCACTGCGGAATAGTTGGCGCCCGGCGCCCCGAGCGCTGTGACGAAACCATCTGCAGCCGCACGCTTCACGATGCGAAGATCTGCGAGGTTGTCTGGGAGGTGGTTGTAAGAGAAGAGGGAACCCGCGCCTGTGAACGTTTGCCGAGCTTTCGACCAACCAACCAGATGCTGATTCGTCGGGTCGCCGCCACCGCTGATCGTCGCTACACGGACGGCTGGATTGATCGCATTGATCTCGGGGTTGGTTACGACGTTGGGTGATCCGGCCGAGGCCACCGAACGAGTAGGGATGGCCTCGATCTCAGTTAGGGCCTCGTCGGCTTTGGCGTTCGCAACAGCGGCCTGCGTTACTGCGGTGGAGGCATCCACACCGATCAGCAACGAATCGGCAATCAGCACATCCTCATAGCCCCCGCCATTGACCGTGACGTTGTAGCGTCCATCCGCAGCGTAGAACTCGAAGTACCCATTGGCATCGGTCGAGATCGGGTTGTCTTTCGGCGTGCCGGCGTTGTCCGCGTAGATCGTCGCAAGACCGCCACCAAACACGCTCACAGTGACCTGCAGGCCGCTGACGGCATCACCAGTGCGGCTGGTGACGTTGTTCTGGTACTTCTGCATGTCAGCGCTTCAGGTAGGGCGTGTAACCCACGAATGCGGGGTTCTGGACGAAGAAATCCCGGATGGCTGCGCGACGCTCTTTCGTGTCCTTGATGACGCAAATCTTTGCGTAGAAGGCCGCGGGGATGTGGCCGACGAACTTGCCTTCGCCCCAGGACTGCCCTTCTTGGCCTTCGCGCATTTGTCGAGCGCGCTCAAGATGCGGTTCCGCATCGAAGGTCTTCTGAGTGATCAGAGAATCACCTTCGAAGTGGAACTGCGTGCGAATACCGGTGTGGGGGTTGATCCCTTCATCGACGGTCACGTTCTCGGAATAGCCGTTTTGCATGGTGTGCGCTCCAATGAAAAAGGGCCTCCCGAAGGAGGCCCCGTTGTTGACCAGAGAACGACTTAGCCGCCCGAGAGGTCGGCGATCTTCCAGTGAACGTTTTCCGAGGTGACGCGAACCGTCGCATCGACCAGCACTTGCTCTTTGGTCGAGTCGCCAGAGCGGCCGAGCGGTTCCGACTGGAACGGGCGCAGGTAAACGATGTCGCCGTACTCCGAGTTCAGGCCGAACACTTGCGTACTGCCGGCCATGATGTAGTGCGGGACGATCTCCATCTCGCCGAAGTCCGACATGTAGACATCCGCGCCTGCCACGATGCGCGCTTGCTTCTTGCGCTCGACTTCCACGCGGTTCACAGCGATACCAGCGAAACCCGAGAAGACGGTCTTGTGGTTCGGGCTGAGGTAGACCTGCGGGGGCACCTTGCCGCTCGAGGTGTACGTGGCCTGAACCGCAGTCTTCAGCAGAGCTTCGGTCAGCGCGCGAGCCGTGCCAGCCGTGGGCGCAACAGTCGGAGCGCCCGAGGTGTGAGCCACGGTCGAGCCGCCAGCGCCGTGCTGTGCGTTCGTGTAGATCAGCACGCCGAGGCCACCGGACTTGGCAGCAGCAGCACCCGAACCAGCGACGGCCGGGTTTGCCGACACGACCATGGCTTCCATGTCGCGCTGCAGTTCCTTGTACGCCTTGGCCTTGTAGTAGGCCATTGCGGACTTCATGCCGGCCTTCTTGACGCGCTCAGCACGGCCCGAAACCGCGATGGTGTCCTGGAAGATCTGGCAGATGTTGCCCACGCGCACCGGAGGGGTCTTGGCGCTCGCCGTGGCGTCGTCGCCGTCGATGGCCGCGTTGTCCTTGTTCGGGGTGCGCAGCGCGTCACGTTGCCACTCGTGGTAGGTGTTCTCCGCGGTGGCGCGACCGAACGACGAGACCACCGGAGTTTCCTCGGGGTTGGTCATCGTGATCTTGTCGATCAGGTCTTCACGGACGTTCGTGCCGGCGTCGTACCGGTCATAAAGGTTGGTCGGTTGAGCCATTTGGCTTCCTTTCAGGCCCTCACGGGCTTAGAGCTTGTTGTTGAGGAGGAACGACGCGAGATCCCTGGTGCCAGCCCGCCCGGAGCGGAATTTCTGGTCAAGGCGCTTGTTCGCTTGTTCCGACTTCGGCACGTTCTGACGCGGCGGCGGGAGCTTGGGGGCGGTCTTCACCTCCTTCTTCACGGCCTCCGTTTTCGTCTTCAGTTCGCGGTAGGCAAGGGCATCGCGCATGATCAGCACGACCTTCGGATCGGTCACGTTCGCGAAACGCGACTCTTCCACGCCGTAGCTCTTCGCCACGCCATCGAAAATGCCCTTCAGCTTCGGCTTGTCGATGCCCGCCTGGCCCAGCACGCCCCACGCCTTGTGGAACTCCTGCTGTTGCGCTGCCTGCGTCTGCTGTTGCGCTTGCTGCTGCTCGACCGACATGCCCTGCTCGATCTGGGAGAGAACCCCCTTGATCGCCTCGGCACGCGCGCGCTCCTGGACCCAGGCGGCCTGGTCGGTTTGCGCAAGCTGTGCCATCTCCGCGTCTGACTTCAGGCCCGCGAGCACTCGGATGGCGGCATGTGCCTTCTGCGCCTCCTGCATGTAGTGGTTCCGGCCCTCTTCCAAGCGGCGGCTGACCAGTTCATGCGCTTCACGTTCCCGATTGCCTAGCTCCTGCTGCTTGCGGGTGTAGTCCGCGTGCCGCTGGTAGCCGGCGATGAGTTCCTTTTCGTCAACCTCTTGCACGAGGTCCGCGCCGTCTACGCCCTTGACGGTGACTTTGAACTTCTGGCTTGTCTGCTTTTGGGCTGCGTCGTCGTCGGCGGGGGTGTCCTTGTCAGGGTCCGCGTCGTCTTCGTCGCTGTCAGGGCCAGCACCATCGGCGTCGTCGCCGTCTGGGTTTTGATCGACATCAGGGTTGTCCAGCTCGTCGCCGGGTCCATCGTCGTTGGGCAGTGATCCCGCAAGGTCGGCCTCGGGGTTATCGACCAGGAACGCTGCCACGTCATCCATAGACACCGGGGCCATGTCGGCTTGTCCGTTCATGTGATGTTTGCTTTCAGTCAAGACCACCCCTCGAGACACCAGGGGTAGACGAGGGACGCATCACTGCGGAGCCCAGATAGGCCGGTGTAAGCCTAGAGAACCTTGCGCAGAACGCGCTTCATGCCAGATTCGCTGCGGGCGCTGTCGATGTCGATCTGTGCGCTTGCCATCTTCCCGGCCTCAAGGATGCCGCGGAGAGTCTGTGCGACCGCATCGGTCAAGCGTGCGGCCTGAGCGAGCAGCAGGAGGCCTTCACGGTCGCGGATGGGGCATGCCTTCATCTTCGCCACGGCGTCTTCGCTCATGAGGCGTAGCGCCTCGTTGAATGCCGGGTTGTCGAGCACGCGCTGTGCTTCCTGGCCGAGATCGGACAGTTGCTGGTTGCTGGAGCGGTTCATTGCTGCACCTCGCGGGCGATCTCGCCTGTGGCGGCGTCAGTGGCTGCGTTGCTGACCTTGGCCTTGCTGCCGATGTTGGCTACCTCGATGCGGGTCGCAGCCTCAAGCTCTGCCTTCCAGCGGTTGAAGCCGTCTTCACGAAACTTGGCTTCCTGCTCGTACTGCATGCGCAACTGGGCTAGCCGGGCCTCGTTCTGGATCTTGAAGGCTTGTTGCTCAGCCTCGGCGCGCTGGCGGTTCGTGTCCACCTCGGCTTGCATCTGCATGCGCATGCGCTCGAGTTCCGCCTGTTGTGCGAGTTCGGCCTGTTTCCCTTGCGCGTCGGCCTGAAGCTTGGCGGCGTCGCTCTGCTGCTGTGCCTGCGCCTTGATCTGGGCGACTTGCAGGGCAGGATCGGGCTGCGGAGGCGGCGGGCTCGGCAGCTTGGCCTCTGGGCCAGGATCGGCGAGGAAGTCCCCCACGTTCTTGAACCCACCCAGCGCGATCATCTTGGCCTGCGTGGTGTAAATCTGCTGCGGCTTGACCATCATCGGGCCGAGCGGGCTTTGTGCGAGGCCCATCTGGGTCTGGAACACGTTGTTGAGCACGGCAAGTTGCTTGTCCTTGTCGCCCGTACCGAGACCGACATTGACGGTCATGTCGTAGCCGTCGTGCCATTCGTTCGGGTCCAGCTCAACGAAGTCACCGCGCAGCTTGAATGCAAGCGGCTGCATGTCGCCAGAGGTCAGGAGACGCAATACGCCCTTGAAAATGGGCTTGACGACCGTTTCGGCCATGATCCGCGCGATGAGCTTGATCCGGGACTTGGCGGCGTTGGCGGTCATCATGACTTCGGCAGCGGTGCGGTCTGGACGCAGCGCGTTCGGGTCGAGGCCCTGCTGTTGCTTGGAAACGCCCGTGCGCTTCTCGCCCATTTGATCGACGTACTCGAGCAGCGGGAACATCTGGTTGCCGACGAAGGTTGTCGGCTCCATCTGGACGGCGCCCATCGACCTGACACGGATGTTCACGCCCGGACGCCCGTCAAGGAGGTCATCGACGTTGGCCTGCGGTGCGTCGTTGCCATCCACGAGCACCAGCTTGCGCGGGTTGTTGGATGCAAAGGCGTTGTTCACCACTCCACGGGTCAGATCGGTCTTGAGCGTCTGCAGATCACTCATGATCTCGGCAACGCTCATGCCGTCCCAGCGATGCTGCACGAGGATGGGCGAGCCAGTCGAAACCGGCACTTCGTCGCATTCCTCGTTGCTCAGGATCTTGCCGTCGAGGCGGTAGATCTCGCGGCGCTCGGCGATGCCGTCTCCGTCGAAGTCCACGAGCACCCATTCAATGCGCAAATAGCCTCGCGTGAGACTCTCGTCGTCCGTCTCCACCGCGTTGACTGGATCGTTGATCTCGTTCGTCAGGCCGCGACGGCTGCGGCGCTGCTCGATCGACTCGCCAACGCCAGGCTGCACGCTTCCCGCCAGTTCTTCGGCGGTCACGTCATCGAAGCCCATCTGCTTGAGGTCCGAAAGCGTGACTTCGATGTTGCGGGCCACATAGGGGCATTCCGCGAGCATTGGGCTTGTCCAGTCGCGCTGGATCAGCAGGTTGTCGGGCTCGAAAGCGTCGATCCTGATCACCTGGCGCTCGGTCATGCGCGAGATCATCGCGTTGACCAACGTCTGCATGATCGGCTGGCCCATCTCGTCTATGACGGGCTGGCCGGTCATCGGGTCGATCAAGGGCTGCGGCTCTGCTTCTTCGGCCGCTACGATCTTGACGCCCTTCTCCTCCTGCATCAGCGCCAGCATCTCGAGGCTGACGCCGTTCAAGCGCTCCTTGCGGTTGGTCCGCTCGGTTTCCTTGCGCCAGTGGACAGCACAATTCTTGAACATCAGGGCGTCCTTGAACGCCGTGTACAGCGTCAGGAAGCCGTTGTTCTGCTTGTAGAAGACGTAGTTCGCGGCGTCGGTGGCCTGGTCGGCCCCCTTGGCATCCGAAGCCTGCGTGGGCTCGAATACAACCGCATCGTCGCTGCTCACGAACATGTCGAGCAGATCGGGAAGGATCCACTCGACAGTGTCCTGAACTTCAGACGTGACGATGGACGACCAGCCATCTTCCTCGTTCCCGTAGGGCTGGCGATAGTATTCTTTCGCCGCAGCTCGCCTTTCCTGCGCGAGCGTGCCCCACACGAACTGGGCAGAGTTCTCTTCCAACTCCTGGAGCATGCCCAAGAGCTTGTCGTCGTCCATCTTTGCCACGGCTTAGCGCTTCTTCTTGCCGGTTTCGGCAGTGCCGATGACGCCCTTGGTCTCGCGGGCCACCTGAGCGACAGCCGCGGTCTTCTCTTCGTCCGTCGCCTTGATGTTGCCCTTCGGCTCGATCTGATTGGCGATGGTCGCGAGTTCCTCAGCGGTCGGCTCTGCAGAAGCGAGGTTTGCGCCGCTTTCCAGCTGGTCAGCCGTCACGACACCGGATTCGCCGGCAAGCTGCGGCTTGTCGCTCGAGGTCGTCGGGTTGGGCGTGTGAGCGTCCTTGCCCGAGATCACGTCCGAGGTCAGTTGCTCTTCGGCACGTTCACGCAGTGCGTCAAGGTCTGTGCCAAGCGCAGCAGCAGCCGGAACGTCGCCCGATTGCTTCATGCCTTGCGGGACCGTCATCGGCGTGACGCGGCGCTTGTCTTCGGCGGTTTCCTCAAGGGGCGACTCCTTCGGGAAGGGAGGCACACCGACTCGCTGAGAGCCATCCGGGTAGGTGTGGACTTCTGCGCGGGGCGTGTTCTTCGCCTCCTTGTCGGCCGCTTCCTTGCGGTTCTCAGCCAGTGCGGCTTCAAGATCGTTGCGAGTTTTCGCGTTCATAGTTTGCTCCTTTGGCCCCAAAGGCCGGTTGGTTGAGCAGCCCACGGTCGAGGGTTGCGGGCGACAGACTGAAGTCGTCGCTGATGCCCATTTCTGGGCGTCATGCCAGCATGCGGCTCTTGTAGACAAGCGGTTTCATCGCCGCTGAATTGCCCATCTCTTCCACCGCCATGGCGGCGTAGCGGAACATGTCCGCGCCATGGCTGTATTCGTCATGCAGCGGAGAGTCGGGCTCTCGCGTCTGCTTGTTGATCGCACGCTGGTAGCGCTTCAAGCACTCGAGCAGGCGAGCCGTCTTGTCTTCGTCGAAGTACACCCGCGGGAACATCATTCGAGCGGCCTTGATGCCCTCTTCGATGTCCAACTGAGGGAGCACCTTCACATTCCGCCCCATCGCCTTCAGGGCCTCTTCCGTGCTCTTGCCGGTCTGGATGTTCCTGGCCCGGCCGTCACGGGGAATGAAGTCCACCCCCCAGCGATACGGGCGCTTCTCGATCTGCGACACGTACCAGTCGAGCGTGTGGTGCGAGTCCTCGATGTAGTCGATGCACCGCACCTCAGCACCTGAGCGCTGCCAGAACCCGATGGTCATGGCGTCGTTCCAACCCAAGTCCCAGACCGTATGGACCTTCAGGAGCGGGTCATACGGAACGAGGCGAGCGCGCTTTTCCTCGTACAGCCGCTCTATTTCGTAGCGGTAGATCGCACCTTCTGCGACACGCTTTGGTTGACCGCCCCAGATGTTGGGGTAGTTGTCCGGGTCACGACGCAACGTGTCCTGCCGCTCCATCTCCAGCTCAGGACCAAACCAAGGGTTGTCGTCCCAGTTCATCTGGATCACGAAGTCTTCCGGCGCGGCGTGAACGACGAAACGCTGGTACGTCTCGTCCGTCTCCATGTCGGGGTTGAACGTGATCCAGATTTCAGAACCAGCCTTGCGGATGGTCGGCGTCAGGATGTCCCAACTACGCTTCGTGACGGTCTGCGCTTCCTCGATCCAGCAGATGTCGCAGCCCTCGAAGGACTTGATCGACTCGACCGTGTGCTGCGCCAGGCCAGCGAACAAGAACAGACTGCCGTTCTTTCCTCGAATCTCTGTCTCCAGAATGTCGAAGAAAGCACCCAGGCCCATTGCCTGGATCTGGTCACTCAGAAGCCGATGGACCGAATCCTTGATCGACTTCTGCACCTCCCGAGCACAGAGAACACGAATCGGCCTCTGCGCCGCCAGGACAAGCAAAGCGCGGGCGAATCCCCAAGACTTGCCGGACCCACGACCGCCGTAAGCAACCTTCTTCCGGTTTGGACGGAAGAGCGGCTGCAGCTTCTCGGGAAGTTGGACGTTCACTTGTTGCCAACGAACTGCACCGTCAGGCTGTGATCGATTGCCCCGCCGTCCTTGCCCGTGTGCTCAATCGCAGCCAGCTTCGGATGGATGTACGGCGCGGCATCCTTCGCGAAACCCGCCGCCTTCTCGAGATCACCAGAGGCGCGAAACTCGTTCATCGCCTCAAGCATCACTTCAAGCGGCGTTATGCCAGCAGCAGCGGCCTTGTCTGCAATCTCACGCGTCTTCTGCGTGGCAGACCCAGCCTTGCGACCAGCGCCCTTGCGAACACCTCCGCGCTTTGATTGGGTTTGATTGTTTTCAGACATTTTGATTTCCGGGGCTACCGAGGCTTATCCGTAGGTTGAAATGAAAATGCCCGCCGATCTTGCGAAGGGCGGGCTAAGGCTGGTGGTCAGCCAAGGAGAAAAAATCCGAGGCTTCCACTCGGTGCGGGAGTCAGCTGGATCAGGCTTACGCTGCCGTTTGGTCAGAGACCGTTCGGGTTGGCGTCCCTCTGGCGGATGACCGATCCGCACAACTCGGTGTAACTCCCCCGGATTCGAGGGAATTGCGTGGGTGCCGGGCTAGACCTGAGGCTATGAGCCAGATGAGGTGATGGTCTGCCCGGCGTACTGGTTTGGCAGATTTAGCTCAAATACTGCCTAGATGAGTGCGAGGTGAAAAACTCCTGACGGTTTACCCGCCGCCCGAGCGCGCAAGGCTGGCGCCGGTCCCGGGGCGGTGCTGGCTGCGATGGCAGGCTGAGCTACACCGCTGGAGACAGTCACCCGGAAGCGCCCGAACTCTCAGGCTGTTGCGATCCGGGAGGCCGATAAGGGAATTTCCGTTTCGGACTTGAGCCTGATGCCGAGGCAGAGCAGGAACGAGAAAAGCCGCCTAAGGGTGAAACCTCAGCCGAGTTGCGCGGGCAAACACCTAGCAATGCGTGAAGCTTTGTTGCTAATGTTTGTTTTCTGTATCACTCAGTCTGGAGAGCATCAGGACCGGCTGGTATCCGTTGTTCGATGGCCCCCAGCAGTTGAACAGAAGACCGAATGTTCTCAAGTTTCTTCTTCGCATCTTCTTCATCGATTGCGAAGAAGTTAAGTGCCCACCGAGAGCCTCGGTGGGTGTACTCGGCGGCGTACTCCGTCTGGGCTTTCCAGCCGTCTATGTGCGCGTTCTCATCCATGGAAGGAGACTCCTGTGTATTTTGAAATCTATCCATCAGGATTGCAGTGGCGCTGGCGACTGAAAGCAGCGAATCACCAAATCATTGCGTCGGGCGAGGCCTACACCAACAAAGCAAACTGCCTTCACGCCATAGAGTTGATGAAGCAGACCACGGTAGTTACGCCCGTCTACGAACGTCAGGCATAGATCGGCCAAAAACAAAACCCGCCGAGATTGCTCTGGGCGGGTCTTCGGCCTGCAGAGACAGCTCCGCCATCAACGGCTGGGCTGCTCTTATTTTTCCCGGAACACCCGGGATCTGTACAGGCGATAGCATTTTACGCCACTGAGTTGCGTTAGCGCAAGCGCTACTCGCGCGCAGCTTCCGCCGTTGCGAGCTTGAGATCAAGATAGCCGGCGATCTGCTTCATCGCCTCTGGCCCTGCCATCGCTTGATGCCGCTCCATGTGCGCTACCAGCCAGTCCGCCACTTCCGCATGCTCTTTGAAGAGCTTGGCAAGTGAGGTCCGCCCAGTGCCCTTGCAGGGGCTGCATCGCACGCCGAGAGTGGTGCTGCCGGGAATCACCGTAGCCCCATGCCCTTCGCAGTACTCGCATGTCGGGTTGCGGTGCCAGGCGACACAGCCCTGCGCTAGATCGTAGGCTTGGACGCGATTCAGCTTGACGCCAAGCGCCCTCGCCTGCCGCCATGCGTCATCCGCCAGGATCTCGACCAGTTCGCGCGCTGCGGTCCCGTCGCCGAGGAAGAGGCGCTGCAGCGCTACGGCAAGAGGGAACTGGCGCGCTGCCAGGCCCATGGCGCCCAGGACATCGGAGTCGGAGCGCGTCGTGCGTTCTGCGATCGCCAGGTTGGTGGACCGAACGGCGGAGGCGTACCGCTCAATCACCTTCATGCGCGGCCTTTCAGGCTATCGCCGATGCGAGCCGCGAGATTGCGCCTACTTCCATCCACGGACGGCCGCCCGGTTCCGTCCTCGAGGCGGCGGAGCATCTCGCTCAGCTCGGCATCAGTCACTTGCCCTCGGCCCTTCAGCAAGATCATGAGCGCTGCGATCACCTCTGCCGTGGCAGCTCGGTGCGCGTTCATGGTGTCGGAGAAGAAGTCGGAGTGCTTCAGGTACTGCTCGAATTCGCGCATGCTCATTGCCGTGCCTCCCGATGGGCGCCGGCATTTCTCGGCACGACAGGTGGGCAGCCGTCAGACCTCGTCTTCGCCTGGGTTGTACAAATCCCGCACGATGGCTCGCTCTTCCCGGATTGGGCGCAGCTCTTCCGCTTTGGCGACGCACTCGTCCTTGCTGCCGGTGAACAGAAGCAGGTAGTCGTTCTGCACGTTGTTGACAAAGAAGCGCATGCCGCTTTTGCAGGTGCGTTCCAGCGGTTCGATGTGGAAGCTGTTGGACCTGCGGCTCCACAGGAGTGTGAAAGGATCAGGCATATAAGGCGTCCTTCAGCGTTAGTCGAGAACTCCCCAGGGCAGGCACAACATTGGGCGCCTCTGCCCGTTGGTTGCGGTGGTCTACCGATCAACAACTTCATTTGATACCTCTTGGTCTTGAATGGAAAACTCGACGAAGCGCAGCGGGCACTTCCTCGGCCCGGTGCGGTATTGCTGGGTGGGTTTGTCGAACCACAGGCGCAGGGTGTAGTCCTGCACTCCATCCTCCCGCTGCTTCTTCAGGATCAGCTTGGCGTCGATTCCGTCCTGCTCCTCCTGCCACTTGGCAAGGGCTTCCGGATCGTTGGGGTTAGCGGGCGCTTCGTCCTTCTGGGCGCGCCAGATCGAGAACACGTTGTCGGCGCCGTTGACGATGCCGCCAGCACCAGCAACTTCCATCTTTCCGGGCGCTTCGGTTTCGTCGCGCAGCTTGCGCGGGTGCGCCACCAGGTGGATGTGGACGTTGTGGGTCTTCTTGAACGAAACCAGCTTCTGCACGGCCTCGTTCTGCTTGGTGATCGCGCCGGGACCATCCTGAGGAACGTCGATCATCATCAGGCTGTCGATGACGAAATGACGGACGCCATAGCGCCGCGCGGCATAGGCGAACACCTCGAGCAGACGATCCAGCTTGGCCACGCCTACCAGGTCGAACAACCACAACCGCTCGCGGAACCAGTCACCAATCGCGCGGATGTACTCACGTGTCGGCCGGTCCTGGCCGCTGGCCTGCTTGTGGAGGCGCTTCATGTGGCGGGCCGCGCCCATCTCGCCGGAGAAGATCACGACGCGCTCGCCCTGCAGCATCAGCCCGAGCAGGATCTGATCGAGCATCAGGCTCTTCCCGTGCCCGTTGATGCCGGTCCAGCAGGTGTATTCGGCCCGCCGGAAGCGAAACCAGTCCAGTTCCTTGTCGATGTACAGCGCCGGGTCGAGTGGCGTTCCAGGCGGCGGATAGAACAGCGCTTCGACGGCCGCGGTGTAGTCGTTGGCGCTGCGCAGCTCATCAGGATCCAGCGCCCGGGCATCCTCCATCGCCTGCTGGAAATCCACAGCCTCGGCGCCATCCTGCAGCCATTGATTCGCATCCTTCGCGCCGAGACGGACACGGCGGCAGCGCTCAATGCCCAACCGGTTGATGACCTCGGCCGCGCCCTTGTCGCCGGCCTCGTCGTTGTCGAAGCAAATGAGGATGTCGTCGAAACGCTCGAGCTTTTCCCAATCGTGTTCGATCCACTGGTGATTGCCGGCGCCCTGGTTGACGGACAGCGCAGGTACGTGCATCTGGTGCAGCGTCATGGCGTCAATTTCGCCTTCGGTGATCGTGACCGTCCGAGCCCTCGGGTCGATCAGATGCCATCCGAAGAGGCAAGGCGCCGCGCCCGGCTCTTGGCGCATGTCCCTCTTGTCATCGGGATTCCGGTACTTGATATTGATGAGTTCGCCGTGCTCGTCGATGAACGGGAACACCGCGTAGGTCTTGCCGCGCTGCACTTGCTCCGCGACCTTGAAGGCCCGGATCGTTTCCTCGGTCAGTCCGCGGCCGATTAGCCACTCGGCGGCACGCGCTTTGGCGGCCGGGGCGCGTGGGCTCTCCGGGCGGCGGAAGGTCCTCTCCGGCGGACGCGGGAAGTCGTCACGGATGCCGAGGTGGCGCTTGATGTCCTTCATCGCCTCCGACATCGACTGACCACGGCAGGCCATCCAGAGGTCGATCAGATCGCCCTTCTCACCGCTCGCGAAGTCAGACCACACCCCCGCCTTGTGGCCCTTGATGCACACCGACAAGCTGTCGCCCGGCTCTCCGCTCGTGTTGCCGGCCTTCCACTCGCTGCCCCGCGGCTTGCCCTGCGGCAACAGGATGCGCGCGATCTCGGCGGCTTGGCTGGCCAGCAGCTGCTTGATCTCGGCGGCGTTCAAGCGGTTGCCTCCTGCGGCACGCGCTTGCCGTTCCGGAACTCGTGAAAGTTGCCGACGTGGCAGCGTTCGTTCTGAGCCTCCGCGATGTGCTCGAAGCCAGCAACCCTCCACCAAGGGATGCCGTCAACCAGCGGCACCACGACCGGCGAGGCAATCCGCTTCGAGCCGCCGCGGTCCTGCTCCTTCGAAAGCCATCCGCTGACGAATCGACGAATCCCCTTTGCGGTCTTCCGCTTTTGCGGATTGTCCTTGCACCAGATCCGCGCTCGCAGCAACTCTGCGATCACATCGACCGCAGGAAATGCCTGTTGCCATTCCTGCACGTCGGTTGCCGTCACGACGAAGTTCTTGCCATCGATCAACGGGAGCAAGACAACCGTGGCCGGAGCTTCGGCGTCGATGCCGGTTTCCGGCTCGGCGCAAAAGTTGACGGTTCCTTGATGGTTCAATGACGGTTCTTGACGGTTAGTGTGCGGCATTTGCACTGGTTGAGTGCGGCATTTGCACGGGTGGGGTGCGGCATCTGCACTGGTTGATGCGGCATCTGCACCGGTGCATCTGGTGCACCCGTGCGGCATTTGCACCGGTAGGGGTGCGGCATCTGCACTTGTCTTGCGTTGTTCCGTGCGCTTGGAGCACACGTTTGATGGCGAGAACGCGCTTGGAGTGACCTGGTAGGTTGTATGCCGACCGTTCGATCGATCCGCAGTCAGGGCGCCTGCGGCTTCGAGCCACTTGATCGCGTCGATCACCGCACGACGTGAAAGGCACGTGCGCTCGCCGATAGTGTCGATTGAAGGCCAGCAGTGGCCTTGGTCGTTGGCGTTGTCGGCTAGCGAGATCAGCACAGCCTTCGGCGAAGGCGGCATCTTCAAAGGCCAGCACTGGCTCATGATCATCGTGCTCAACGCCAGGCTCCCATTTCGTGATCGGTAGCCCAGCGGGCATTGCTGAAGTTGCCGCGGTGCACACGCAGCCAGTAGAGGAAGTGCACAGACCACAAGATCGCTCGTCGCATCAGTCCCACTCCAGCGTGCGCACCGACTGCACGGCGCTAAGGTGCTGCTTCGCCATGAGAAGCAGTGCGTCCACATAGTCCGGGGGGAAGCACCGCATGTCCTGGCCGACGACTCGCAAGCCGGCGTGAGCTAGTACCAGCGCCAACTTGTCGAGGTGATCGCTGAGGAGGCGCGAAATGGTCGATTCGCTGACGCCCATCGCCGCTGCGATGGCTGTTTGCGACGCGTCGCGCTGCGTCGCCTTCAGAACGCTCGATACGATCTTGCGAGCTCGCTCATCTGGTCCGTCAACCGTCGTCATGTTGCGTCCCCTTGCAGCGCGGTGCGCCAAGTTGCACGGCCGTGTAGCGCCTTGCAGGCGGTGCAAGTAGTTGCCGCACGCCTTGCTGGCACTTCCGGACCAGCGCGCAGAGACTTGGTCGCCATGAACGCCCACAAAGTGCCTCGAACGCCCGGCAACCACCCGGACCTCATCCACAGCAGCTCACGCAGCTCCATCAGCACGAATGCGAGTGCCGTCCCCGGCAAGTCCGCACGAACGACCCTCCGCACAACCCGGCTCGACATCCGCTGGGCAGATGGGGACTTGGAAATGCGCTTCGCCGCCCACGTCGTAGACGTGACGCCCAACCACGGCAACATGCTGCGTAGGAATGCGCGATGAAGGGTCACGTCACGCCTCGGCTTCGGCAGCCGACTTTGTGCCGGCGCGTACCTGTCGCTGCATTTGTGCGCGCTCAGTCAGAGGTAAATCGTCGAGCGTCAGCCCTTCAAGCAAAGCCACCAAGCAGTCTGCCAAACCGATCTCGATTTCCTTCGCGGCATAGGCCACTTGGTTCAGCATCCCCCTGGTGGTGCCAGCTTGCTGCGCAAGCGACTCACGCTCATTGACGGGCAGGCTGAGGTAAAGAGTTTTGAAGGTCATGGAAGCACAGTTTACCCATGGGTAATATTTTTGCAAGCCCCAAAGGTCAATTACCTGCTGGTAATCTACAAAACCATGAACATCCAACAGATCCGACGCGCCCGACTGCGCCAACTACTGGCAGAAGTCAAGCCGGCCGAGTTGGCCCGGCTAAGCGGCGTGAGCCCCAGCTACCTAAGTCGCCTCAAGCATGAGATCGACTCACCCTCGGCAAAAAATATGGGCGAGGTGATGGCCCGGAAGCTCGAGAAGGCCGCTCGGAAGCCGTCTGGCTGGATGGATACGTTGACCGAATCCTTCGACCAGGCGAAGTCTGCTGACACGATGACGAAGTTGCGGCGAGTGCCTGTGGCCGGCACCGCGAAGGTGGGTGACGAGGGCTACTACGAAGAGATCAGGTCAAGAGCGGACGTAGGGGACGGCTACGTTGAGGTCATGGTTGACGATCCGAATGCGTATGGAATCCGTGTCCGAGGACAGAGCATGTTCCCCGCGATCCGAGACGGCTGGTATGTCCTCGTCAAGCCAAATGCGACACCCCGCGAAGGCGAGTACGTTCTGCTGAAGTTTGCAGACGGGCGAAAGATGGTGAAGGAGTTCCTCTTTCGCCGGGACACGATCATCGAGGTGATGTCGGTCAACGGCGGGGGGCGGCACACCTTCGATCTGTCGGATCTGGACGAGTTGCACCCTGTAGGCGCGCTAGTCTCGCCAAGCCAGTGGAGCCCTGGCTAGTTGACCTCTGAGGAAATTTCCTCGCTGGGTTTACCCAACTCCTGAGATTATTTTCCCGTGGGTGTTGACCAGCAAGTTTACCTTGAGGTAAATTCTCTTCGTCCCTAGCAAGACGGAGCAAGCGTGAAATCTCCCTTGGCCACCGGCCATTCTCTCGGGCGTTGCCTGCTCCGTTGCAGGTCGCGGCGGCGCTCGTCTAGGCGGCGCCGGGATGGGCGAAGTGAAGCGCGTCGCAGTCTACGTTGCCATCTTCCGCTCTTCCTGCTGGCGCTCGTGCTGCGCCGGCTATGGAGGTGGGCGTGAGCAACCGCGCCAAATTACGTCTTGGGTTTGCTCGGTCGCTTTCTTGGGGTAACCGTTTTTTTGGCAGCAGTTTTTCTCGCAGCCATTTCTTCATCAGAGGGGATGAGATCGGGGTTGTTCGCGACGAACTTCCCGATAGCTTTTCTAAACGAAGCACTTTCCATGTCGGAGGTTCGCAACTCGGCCCCGAGACTGGCGAGTTTCCTCATCGTTTCAGCCTGATCAGACTCACTCTTGTAGGGCAGCCCGGCCGCGCTCTTCTCAGCCATGTTTGCACCGAAGTACCTGTCGATCGATTCGAGGAGTTTGGCCTCCGCCGTACCAGGGGTTGCCATCCTCGCGTGTTGTGTGATGAACCCCGCCTGAATGGAGAGAAGTGCAGCTTGAGCGAGCACGGTGTTCCTGAGATCCATGACGCGCTCCTCTGCCGGATGCGGTTCAAAGCTCTTCTGCAATCGATCGATGATCTCAGCGTTGAAGCTCTTCCCGCTTTTGTCGGACTCTTCGTGGATCCTCTTGTGCAGATCGGGAGGAACACGGAGAGCTGTACGGATGTAGTCGTCTTGGGCCATGGATGTGAATTCTAGCGCTCGGCTTCAAAATGAAGTTGCTTTCAAAATGAAGCCGACTTATAGTCCGCTCACGGCTTCAAAGTGAAGCCGGAAAGGATGTGGATGGACAGTATCACCACTCATGTGACCTTCACCTTGCGAATCCCTCGCAGCTTGAAGGAACGAGTGCAAGCAATGGCGACTGGAGGACACATGTCGATGAACACATGGGTCCTGCAACAGTTGGAGCGCAACGCCAAGCGCACAAAAGGCGAAGGGGCCAAACCGCGTCAACGGTTAGCCCCTTCATGTGAAACGACCCCTAGCAAAGAAGACGGAACACAAAATGAATGTTAGCACGCCCTCACGTAAGGCCGCAACAGCGGTTGCCAAAGCGGTGACCGCTGTCACCAAGCCCGCGGCCTCTACATCCGACAAGGCCAGCGCGCCAATCGAGAACGAGCCCCAAGCCCCGTTGGTTGCCATCGCGGACATCCGCCGCTGGATGGTCGGCGCAGACAGACAGCTTGAAATGGCCTTTGACGCTGCCGAAAGTGGCGAACACATCGAGAAGCTGCTCGACCACATCTGCCATTCGGTGATGGTCAAGCCCCTGCACACAATCCAGCGAGAAGACCTAACGCAAGAGGATGCTTGGCGTCTGTATGAGAGCCTGTTTGTGCCGTTGGCTTGCATCCAGGGCGCGCTCAAGCTCGCTGAAGGGACCGTCTTGCAGCACACGCTCGAAGGTGCGTTTGGCCTTCTGGACGCCTCGCAGGAGGCTCTGGATCCGGTGAACGACGCGGTGAAGGCGCTGCCTGTCGAACATTCCGCAGGACCGAGCCTGACCGACGAAGAGGCGAGCGCGCTGTTCCAAGCCTCCAAGATCGAAGACAACGCCTACTGCATGGTTGGCGAGGTAATCGCCATCATTCAATCGCGCCTCGAAGCTGTCAATTCCGATCTTCTCGGTGGAGCATTGCGTGTGGTTGAGCACGCGCAAAGAGAACTCGCCGCCGGCGTCTACGCCCAAGACTTCGAAATGTGCGAAGAGGCGTCCGCCCCGCTTGCCTGCGCCATCGCCGTGCTCGAAATGACGGTTCGGGAACACGATGATGTCGCCCTGTTTGGCGCCCTGCGCCTGCTGGAGATCGCGAAGACCTCGCTTGACGGCGCTATCGCGGGGGTGAACTAATGGAAACCCTTGCTGAAAGAACCACGCGGAAGGGCGCCAAGGCGCCCGAAAAGCCCAAGACCCAGGCCCAGTCGGCGCGCGTGCAAACAAACCTGAACGGCCTTTCGTTCATTACGCAGATTCACGACAAGCACGGGGAATACATCTCCACATGCTTTTTCGACGTGCCCCACGAAACCTACGAGGCGGGTTGGCACACCGGCATGCGTGTCGCTGCGGAGTTCATGGCCGCGATGCAAAAAAAGACACTCAAGATCAATGTGCTCAACGTGATTCAAGCGGCGGCGCGGGCCGCCGAGGAAGACGCGAACGGGGTTAACCGCTGTGGTGCTGCAGTTGGCTTTCTGCGGATGCTGGAAGACATGCTGCTTTGGTCTGCGAACACGGCTCCCCATAAAACCTACATTGCTGACCGCATCGAGCGACAACGGCAAACCGATGCCCGTCTTGATGCTGCTGGAGGTGCAGCATGATGGAAGCCAAATCTGTTCCTGGCGTCGAGTTCGACGCGGGCGTGGGCGGCGATCACTACGTTGGCAGCGTTCAAGCACTGATCGCGGCCGGCATCATCACTCTGGAGCACATCCCGCAGGCCACATCGGTGACCTTCTTCAACGGCGTGCAAGTCGATGGTCGCAAGGTCAAGGCCATGCAGGACGAGCGCTGGATGCAAATTCGGTACGTGGGCCGCAGCCTCCGAGTCACCAAGGGGATCACTCGCGAAGAACGCGACCGCCGCCAGCAGGCAAGGCAGCAAGAAGTGGAAGAGCTGGCACGCACCACGCCGAGGAAAGACCCAGGCATCGAAAGTGCGCGCCTGATGGACTACACGGCCAGCGCGGTGCTGCCAGTCGGTACGGCGGTCTTTGCCTATGGGGAAGGCGCAACCATCATAGGCGAATACAGGCTTCGCCGGGTCTACACGAAAGACGGTCAGTACGCTGACGGAGAGCGGCGCCTGGACTACATCCCCGGCTACACGTGCCGCCTTGATGAGGACGGCGCAGAGTTCTTCTATCCTGCACATGCGGTGCGGGCGAAGTCCGGCGCAATGACTCATCTGCGGCTCGTGTCCGGCGCCGGCCAGCGTCGTGAAATCAGCTTCTCGATTCGGAGCCTCGCATGATCGAGATCTACACCGATGGCTCGTGCTGGCCCAACCCGAGCACCAACGGCGGCTGGAGCTTCGTTGCCTACGAGAACGGCCGCGAGATCCACACCGGAACAGGCAAGGCCGAGGGCGTCACCTCCAGCAACCGCATGGAACAGACCGCCATGCTGCGCGCCCTGCTCTGGCTCGGAGATCGTCCGGCACGGCTTCACAGCGACAGCCGCTACGTGGTGGACGGCCTGAACCTATGGTCTGCCAAGTGGATCCGCAACGGCTGGATGCGCAAGGACAAGGCCACCAAGAAGCTCGAGAAGGTGATGAACGCCGACTTGTGGGAGGTGCTCGTGATCGCGCGCCAGGCGCAGCACGATGTGCGCTGGGTACGGGGACACGCCGGCAACATAGGCAACGAACGGGCTGATGGGCTTGCGGAGGCTGCCAGAATGGGTGCCCTGCCGTGACCACCGCGATTGCCCTCGAATGGGTGCCCATGAACCGCTACTGCGAGCTTTTCGGCGAGACCCCTGACGCCGTCGATAAGCGCGTGCGCAGCGGGCATTGGTTGCGCGATGTGCATGTGCGTCATCCCCTCGGCAGCAAACAACTCTGGGTCAACGTGCTGGCGGTCAACGACTGGGCGGCCGGCCGCAAGGCCGACCTTTCGGGCAAGCGCAAGGCAAGGGCGTGAGCCCTGGTATCACGGTCCTCCAGCGCAAACGCAAAGAGGTCATCCGGCTCGCGTTCAGCTTCCAGGGAGTGCAGTGCCGGGAGATCCTCGATCTGCCAGGCACGCGCGAGAACCTGCGCTATGCGGAGCGGCTGCGCGGGGAGATCCTCCGGAAGATCGAGCACGACACCTTCCGGTACAACGAGTTCTTCCCTTCGTCGGCAAAGTGCAAGGTCTTCGGACACAGCCCCGCGACCGACAAGGGCCTGACCATCAAGCAGCTTCTGGAGCGCTACAGAGACCGCTCCAAGGCATCACTCCAGCCGAGCACATGGACGGGCTACAGGAAGGCCATCGACAACATCCTGATCCCGCAATTCGGGCATCTGCTCGTCAAGGCCCTGACAGTCGGCATCCTGCGCGAGTGGATCGCCCTGCAGAAGGTCACACGGAAGCGGATGAGCAACCTACTTCTGCCGCTTCGCAACGCGCTGGCCGAGGCGGTGGCGGATGAGCTGATCGAGTTCAATCCGCTCGACCGTCTCAAGTTGTCGCGCATCTTGCCGCGTGAAACAGCGACAACGGACTATGAGCCCGACCCCTACACCGTGGAAGATCTGCTGCGCCTGTTCGCCAAGCTCGACGGCTCCGAGCGCAACGCTTTCCAGTTCTGGGCGTTCTCGGGCGTGCGCACCAGCGAGCTCGTCGGCGTCCTCTGGGAGGACTTCGCCGCCGATTTCACGGAAGTAGAGATCCGGCGCGCAGTCGTCGAAGGTGAGGAGAAGACGACCAAGACCAAGGCAGGGATACGCAAGATCCCAATGCTGCTGGCCGCGCGCCAGGCCGTTCAAGCGCAGCACGACAGCACCGAGGCGACCACTGGCCGGGCCTTCCTGAACCCGCGCACCGGAGGCGAGTGGACGGACCAATCACTGTTGCGGACGTGGCAACGGGCGTCAAAACTGGCCGATGTACGCTACCGGAATCCTTACCAAATGCGGCACACGTTCGCAAGCCAGTTGTTGAGCCAGGGAGAGAATCCGGCGTACATCGCCAAACTGCTCGGCCACAAAACGACCGAGATGGTGATCCGGAACTACGGCCGCTGGGTCGAGCAAGGCGCCTCGCTGGGCTTCGATCGGCCACCTGTGAGGTACGGCCGCGAGTGCCTCCCCGGCCTTCCGGAAGTCGAAGACACGTGCGAATCAGGTGCGATTCGCGTGTGA